CTTGGGGTTAACACCCCAAGACTCCTTGCCTACATAGATAATGAAATTTTTCTACTTTTAATCGATTCGAAAGAGTAGGACTATGATTTAACTTGCGAGTCAGGAAGCCTATAGCAGGTATTTTTGCATCCTTTAATAATAAAAACAAAACAAAATTTAAAATTTTATAAAACACTGAGTGCCTGATAAACACTCTTTTAATAAAAACAATAAAACCAACAAAAACACAAAAATGACTCCGTGTCCAACGGAATATAAAAGGACATAGCAATCGTACAAAGTAAACAGATCGATGCGAAACAAATGGAAGACAACCAGTATAAAATAATTACCAGCATTGTACAAAGGCGAACAGATCAATGCTACCCTCCTGGTTGGCGCCCAGGTTAAATATCAGCCAAAACCGTTTGCTGACGGTATAAGAAGAAAGCGAATACCTTTAGAGCGTGACTTATCATCACACCTCTTTTGCAGCGTGCAAGTCGTTATGCTATAGCTAATATAGGATATTTTAGGATAGATCACTTGAAGTGTCGTCGTGGACCACAAGCCTTTCAGGAAGTAATGAACCCGCCTTTAATTTGAATATATATGCGAACTAGCAGCCCACCTTGGTACCAACCGCCTCGGCCGAATGGGTAATATGGTTCGGCTCCCTGGATGAGTATCCTTCTTTATATGAAAATGAACACACCAAGAGAGACCAAGTTAGTGACGGATAACAAGCAATTAGGATCTGCCGAACAGGCCCCTAAAAAAAACCTCGACACAAAGAACCCAGAATTAACTCTTTCAGAGCTAAATTCCTTAACCCCACCTCACAAAAGCACCCATTCTTATACTGGTGCCAACATGAGAGATAAAAGGAGAATAGCACAAGATAAAATACGCATCCGAAGAGATAAGAAAATCAATTCTAGGGTGCGACCACAAAGCAACCTGAGACCAGAGATAAGTCTAATGCCCGATTTAGGGGCGGATGTATCTGGTGCGATCAATAATCTAGCTGATCTAGATATGGATTCAGTAAACGATCTACTAAAGTTTATGTCCGGTAAAGAAGTCAAAAGTACTATTGGTAATATTGACACACTGGTAGAGAAGCTTAGTAGTTCTAAGTTAACAAATGAAGATACGCAGAATGCTTTTGCCAATCTTGCTGTAAAAGCTGATAATGCTACTACCATTGTAGGAACTATGGTTGACAAGTGCTTTTCACTCTTTGATAACTTGTCTAAAGCCAAAGAGTTCCTGGGTCTAATTTCCATTGTAGCGAGTATTGATGCATGCGTTCGATTGAACAAAGATCAGACTTGCAAAAGAGCTTGGACGCAACTAGCAGTAGGGACAGTGTTATTCTCATATAATTTTGGAGGAGACGTTGTCGAAGCTGTTTCTAGATTTATCAATTCTAACAGACCACAAGATGGTGTTTCTGAGATGATAGATATCTCTAGGCTTCTGTCTCTTTTCCTGACATTTTCTCTACCGGAGAAACAAAGGAAATTGGCCGAGGAATTCTTTAAGACAGTCGGTAATTGGTCAAGAGCCACTAACGGTATTAAAGATATAGTTGCTATCGTCATAAAGACGATTGAAAGATTGTATAACTTCCTAATAAGGAAGCTATATGGACCCGGTGATTACCGTAGAATCTTTGCAACTAGTGATAACCCGTATATGGTTGAGATCACAGACTGTTCTGACTGGATAGAAAACAAAATCCGCAATGATGATTTTTCTGTCAATGAAGAGAATTTCCAGATGTTGGCTAATATAGTCAGTCTTCTTGAGAATATGCTGAAGCGTGTTCCTAGAAATAACGAGACCTCGAATATGATCCAGATACTCTTTAGGATGCATTCGCGTTATTCTAAGATGATGGATGTTATGTCAGGATATGGATTTACAAATGGTGGAGTTCGACAAGAACCAGTATGTTGCTTCTTCAGAGGCCCCCCTGATACAGGTAAGTCCATCCTCATGTCAATGTTGAGTACAGCTGTAACCCTCCGGGTGACCAACTCTGAACTACACAACCAAATAAAAGAGCATAACCATAATTATGTTTTTTACAAGAGATCCGGTCTTAAACATTTCGATACATATACTTCAAAACATATTGTAACAGTTCTTGATGACTTTGGACAGTCTGCCGATACCTCGACAGGTGAGGAGTCTGATTTTATGAGTCTTATAAACATGGTGAATTCTATCCCCTACCCCCTTCCTATGGCAGAGCTTGAGAAGAAAGGGAAAGTATTCTTTAATTCAAAATTTGTCTTTGCAACCACGAATTTAGATGTGATCAAACCTGTGTCCATTATAAGCCCAGAAGCTTTTAAACGCAGGATTCATATGCTAATTAGAATACAACCTAAAAGTGAATATTGTACCGATGGCAAATTTGACGTCAGTAAATTTCCGATTCAAGACGGCAAAACAGTTCTCTCACCTGAAATGTGTGACTATTATGAAGACATTTGGGGTGATGAAAGGGACAAAGCAGCCAATAAAGTATTGAGAAAGTTCAACTTTGAAGAGCTTATTGATGAATTAGTTGGCCTCCATGACAAGAAACGTGAAAATTATCAAAGTCTCGTTCAATTGCGTACTGGCTTGTTCTCCGAAGAACAGGCTACACCGCAAATAAGATTAGGAGACGAATTTCCAGATGCACCACCCTTCCAAGATGTAGATGAGGCAATTTCCGTGTCAAGCCCTAGAAGTAGAGCTGTACGTGAGATGGTTGGCCCCATTTTTACTTGGCATCAAATAGAATTTCTAGCACAACAGGTTGGAATAAACCATGGTACTAGTGCTCAGATGCTAACACACCTGTGCGACCATTATTGTGAAGCCATAGAGGGGATTGTTCAAGACTGGACAGAAGAGAGCCCCATTTTATACATTGGAAGATTTTCATTATATGTTAGAATGTCGAGAGCCCCCTCTTTACGTGCTATACCATTTAGTACTGAAGGTCTCAAACAAGTTTGTTCTAAACTAAGAGATTACATTATGTTGGGCATTGAAAAAGTTTTCATGCGCTTTATGTGGCTAATAGGAAACATTATAGCTAGGACAGGAAACTCTCTGGTCGTAGCTACGATGATTTTCGGCGTTATACAGGCAATGGTTTGGTTAATAAGCTATTGGATAGGAGCTATGGCGTGGAGAATGGTTGTTTCGATTATCAATTTCTTCATCCCCAATCTCATACCCCAAGATGGTTATAATACAGAAGTGAATTCCACAAAAATTGAGAGGAATTCACAAAAGATAAAAACCAGTTTACAGATGAAACCGCAACTTGGTAACGATCCGAATGGCTTTGATATCCTATCTTCTGTTATTAAAAGTAACTGCTATAGTATGTATTACGGAGATAAGAAAGTGGGGTATGTAACAGCAATAAAAGAGAGAGTTTTTATAATGCCTTGGCATTTTATAACGCATCTCTATGCTAGAGTGTCTCATAATCCTTCTAAACTGAACGACATCTTGACTCTAAAAAGGAACACGTCAGAGAGGGAAATTAGCTTCAACATATTTGTGTCCGACCTCATGGAATTTCATGAGGAATCGGAGCTACAGTTTAATGACTTAGTTTTAGTACAACTTCCTCGTACAGTACCTATGCATAAAGATATAACATCCTATTTTGCGGATGAACACCTGATGAAAACAATGTTAAACCAGGCAGATATTGTCCTTTCCTTCCCGGATTCACGTACCATTTCGAACGTGATTACCCAGGCGGATTTCAGAAATAATAAAAGAATTCTAGATGAGGATGGTACCTACTATGAGCTTAGAGAGTGTTTCTCCTATATAGGATTGAACACTCAGGTAGGCGATTGTGGGGCAGTAGCGTTATATCTAAATCCACGTATCGCTAAGAAAAAGATACTAGGATTCCATGTAGCAGGAAGCGCTGTCTCAAGAACCGGTTTCTGTGGTGCTGTTACTGAAGAAGCTCTTTTGAGAGCTATTTCGAGATTCAAAATCATAGAAGTACAGACTCCAGAAGGTACAGAAGAGATTATGCCTCAAGGGTTTATATCAGAAATTTTCATGCCTATGTGTACAACTAAGAAGATCCCCAGGGTTCCAGCAAAAAGTGATTTAATGAAAAGTCCTTTATATGGTGTATTTGCAGATGAAGCTGAGAAATTGGCACCTGTTCATATGCATAAGATAATGACTGATGAGGGACACAGAAATCTGTATACAGGGTTCACCTCTCACACTGTTCTCAACATTGATTATTCGAGTGAGGTAGCTGATGAACTTTGTTACATGAGGAACAACCAAGTCATAAATGTTATGCCTTCTGTAATCTCCTTTGAAGAGGCCTGTGAAGGTCTCGATGAGTGGATGAAAGGCTTAGACAGGAGTACCAGTACAGGTTGGCCTTATAATACTGATAGAAAGAGCTCGAAGAAAGCTTACTTTTTTGGTACTGAACCAGAGTTTAGCTACTCTAGGCCCAGTGCTATTCAACTACGAAGAGAAGCAGACTTAATGCTTGTGAATTGTGCCAGAGGTATTAGAGTTCCACAAATATATTCGGATTTTCCTAAAGATGAGCTG